CTCAACAAGATAGACGCCATCATCGCCTTGTATATTCATATGGTTATCAGGAATACCATAATTCCTGGCACAAATGTACTGGACAATTGAATCAACTTCGTTAGTAAAAGTAGAGCCTGATGGGACTCCATGTTTACCATTTAATATACCATCGGGAGTAATTAAACCTATGCTTTCAAAACGTTTTGCTATATAATCTAGTTCAAGATGGTTGGACTTCTGAAATAAAGACTTTATATAATTAAAAGCACATTTCTGTAAACCTGGACTGACTGATGCATCATATTTAGAAAAGTCAATAGATACCATTTTAAGTCTGCGTTTAGATGATTTAGCTAATCTGATTAATTTAGTTAAAGCTAAATTAGTTTCTTCCGGCGAAACTAAAGCCGTTCTCCAATTAAGCTTCCTTTGATATTCAAGAAGAGGTCGGTAATACCTCATTTCCAATAGGACATCTGCTAGGGGATAGCCCCAAACATTACGTGTCTTCTTGCTTTCCTGCGTTCTTGTGAATAGAATACATGGATCCTTCCGTCCTAAAAGGCTATCTATATGCTGAAGAGTATACTTCAAATGATCTCCCTTACGGCCTAAATAAGGAAGACCAGAATTAGTATTTCTCTTAATGTACTCAGAAGCTTTTGTCCAAGATAGTGGACGTAATCTGTAGGGTCGACAGACTGAGATTGAATTTGGAAGAAGACTATCACTGAATTTATAATAGTCGTATACCCCTGAAGATCGCATGGTCCAAGGGAGCGCAATAGATCTTGGACCCCATTCGATACGATTTGAAACTTCATTATCAAGAATTTCATTCTTTAGCCTAGTTCGGTTACGTTCGAAAATCTCACTCCAACCTTGAAAGATTTCCTGAGAACTAAGAGCGTTACCAACCGGCGTTTGTAAGACCGAACTGTCACCACTCTCAACCTTAGAAAGGAAAGTGGAGATGCGAGTCCGGCATTCAGGAGAAATTTTTAAAGAATTTAAAAATGAATACTGTTGCATTTGCAGTCTCCTTTGTGACTAAAC